ATTTGGAAATTGACTCTTTAATTTAGATAAAGCATACAAACCATTAGGTCCTGCTCCAATTACTAGAATAAAACATTTAGTTGGAACTTCCATTTATATTAATGAAAATAAAAAAAATTGAATTTTTTTTATTCATATTAAATAAAAAATAATAAAATGTTAAAAAAAGTTGCTATATTTGCGGATTTTGATTTAACATTAACTGAAGAATATCAACAGATACCTCTCGTTAATCATTATCTAGAACAATATAAGAAATTTTACAATAGTCCAAAAATCTTAGAACATTATAGAAAATTTGATTCCACTTTTTCATTTAAACAACCTGGTGATTTTTTTAAAATACTTCATGTAAAACGAGATGAAATTTTAGCACATGATAAAACTTCTCGTATTCAAAATGGAATTACCTGGTTAGGACAACTATTATGCGATAAACAAGAAGGATTTCCATTAGAAGATTTAACTTTAGAAAAATTATATGAACTTGGAAAACAAATAAAAATGACTACAGGTTGTTTAGAATGTTTTACTAAACTTAAAGAAGATTGGAAAAATAAAGGAATAGATGTTCATATATTTGTTGTAAGTGTTGGTCTAAAAACATTAATTCGTGGAGCAATTGATGGATATATGGAAACAAATAATATTAAACAAAATCCAATTGATGGTATCTATTCAGCAGAAATAAGTGAAACTATTATTGAAATAGATAATAAAAAAAAACATATGTTTGAAGTTATTTCTGTCATTGAAGATTATTCTAAAACAGAAATTGCTTATGAAATTGCTAAAGGGGGGAAATTAAATAGAGATAAAAAATTTACAGGTAATGATTATGTCATTCCACATAATAAATTTATAGTTCTCGGTGATGGATTTAGTGATATTCCAATGTTTCGGTTTTTTAGAAAAAAAGGAGGAAAAGGAATTATGGTCTATAAAAAAGGTTGTATGTCTTCTTATCTTAAAGCTAGATCAAATTCTTTTGATAATGTAGATTATTTGCTTGAAAGAGATTATACACCTATACCACAAAATCCATTATGGTATTATTTAAATAAAGTAATATCTGATGTATCTTATAAAGAATGTAAACATTCTGAAGTTTCTATTTATAATTATAAATGGTCTAAAGAAATGTCAAAAACTGAAGAACAAGAAATTATAAATCATTTATCAAATTGTAAAGAACATAAATTTGGTTTTACATTAACATACGTTGTTCCCCGTAATTAAATTTTAAAATTGATTTATATCGACTTTAATCAACAAATAATAATTAAAGACACTTAACAATTATTATGTCGATTAACAAAGAGATAGAATATAAAAGTTTGGATGATGATGAGTTATCAACTTATAATCAAATTACAAGCCTTGATAATAATATAACAGAAGATACTTCTTATTATAATAAAACAGAAAATATTTTTCATTCATTACCTCCGGGTAATAATACTTTTATTAATAAAACTTACAAAGAAATTGTAGAAATTGATGATTTACTAACAGTTGTATTAGCAGATGTTAAAAATCCGCCAAGTTTTATCTTAAATAATTTTTCTTTTATTGATTATGGATTTCATAAAAAATTAATGAAATATACACCTAAAAATTGTAACCCAATATCAACAAAAATTGTTTTAATTTGTGATAAAGAAAATTTTGAAAGTTATAAATTATTTTTAACTAAACCCAAAAATATTGATAGTTTATCAATAGTATTAGCACAAAAAGATTTTTTTTGTTGTCCAATAACTATTTTTGATTTAATTAATGTTAAAAAAACAATTTTAGACAAAATATTTGATAACGAAGGTGATACTTCATTATTTTCAAATACTGATAGTCATTCTAGATATAAAAAAAGGAAATTTAATTTCGATACTATTAGACAATGTATTAATAGCGATCAATTTATTATGGAACGTTTAGAAGCACTTTCAGATGAAGATTATGATTCACATCATACTGGAATTACAAATAATACAATTTTGTTTGACGAAAGAAACTATGATTTCCATCAAAAATTTAGAAAAATCAAAAGAAATGAGAATGAAACTACACCTGATTTTATTGACAGAAAAATTAAAGTAAAAATTAGCAGAAATAATAAATACCAAAATGAATTTAATCAAATTTTAGATATTATAGCAAATTTAATTAAAATTTGTAAATATTGTCCGAAAAATAATTCAGATAATAAAAATGAAGTTATTACACAAATTGATATTGTATTTATGATCAATATGATTATGAATCGTTTATTTACTTCACATAAACATTATATGTTTGCTTTACGTAATTTAGAAATTTTTAAAAAAATAGGAATTAAAATTAATTTTGATTCAATATGGTCTGCTATATATGCTAGTTATGTCGAAGAATGTAGTACGATATTAAAAGTTTCGGAACATACATTTCGCAATTATACTGACGAACACGATACTTTTATGTATACAGATGATGATATACCACTTTTAAATAAAATTAAAAGTGGTATGTTTATTCAACCGGAAAAGGCACGTTCGCTTTATTCTTGTAGAAATAAAGATCCAAAAGATTTATTCATACCATTACGACGACGCAAATGTGGTAATATTCCTTCATTGCCAAAAGATTTTGATGGCAAACGAACAGGATATAGATTAAATACATTAGAAGAATTTAGAGAAAGATTTGATATCTTTACTCGTGGTTTATTCAAAAAATTTGATTGGATGAATGGAAAATGTTTAGTATCAGGTTCTTGTATTACAGCATGTTTAGCTCATTATAACAAATGTGGTGAAAATATTCAAGATTTTAAAAAATATATTGATAAAAATTATGCAAAATCAGATGTTGATATTTGTACTACTGCGGAATTGTTACCACTATTACAACGTCGCCTTTTAGATATTTACAAACAAAAAGAGAAATCTCTTACTGGATTATTTAAACGAAGTAAAACAACAGTTACATTGTGTGCGAACATTACTAAATATGTTACTAATATAGATGAACTTAAAGATTTTTCTAAAGTGATGGAAACAGATTCAAAAACAAATGAAAATATTGTATCATGTAAATGTAACCATTGTGGATACAAACAAGAAATGAGTTTGTTTATGACAGGCGAAACACATTTTATTAAATGTAAAATGGTAGACGAACATATGAATAAATCATCCAGATATAGTGCCAAAATTTATAAAATGGCAATTGATACACCATTAAACGAAAAATATTTCCGTTCAATTGATGTCTATTGTAATACTTTAGGTAAAATTGGACTATATCATATGCCTATTGTCAGAGCAGCATATACTGGAGAAAAATTATATATGTATCCCAGTTTTGTATGTGCAGCAATGTCTGGATATTGTCCTGACTATAAATGGTTTAAAGGCAAAAAAAATCCATTAGGAATTATTCTTGATAAATGGATGAAAGGATATAATATCATTCTAAATAATACAGAACAATTACAATTAATGTCATATTTTATTTATAATCACAGTAAAGAAGCTAAAACAAAAACACCACTTCTTGAACCCTATCACACAAGATGGGATTATACATTTAGTGATCATAGAAATATTCAAAGAATATGTAGAAGAATGGATAATCATCTTCACGCTGTAGATTGTAATATTAATAACTCACATATGGTAGAACGTTTAAAAAAATTAATATATAATAATCTTGCTTAATTTAAGTTTTTTTATAATAAAAAAGAAAATATCCAGTCCATTATATTTCTATTTCTTCTTTTTCTTCTATAATTTGTATTTCATCATATTTTGTAATATCTATTTCTGTTAATTCAACAACTTCATGTATTGTTGGTAATATAGGTGTTGGTATTTCAACTATTTCTGTTAATTCAACACCTTCATGTATTGTTGGCATTGGTAATACAGGTGTTGGTATTTCATCATTATCATTATCATTATCATTATCATTATCATTATCATTATCATTATATTTACATTGATAATAAAATCTTATACAACATATTACACAAATAATAAAAATTATGCTGTATAATATAATTATTTCTATATAGGCATCAGATATAGACATATTACTATATAAATTATTAATTTCAATTTTAAATTATATTAACAATATGATTATAATTTAAAATTAAAAATTCATTATAATGAAACATTCATTTAGTTGCCCAAATTTAAAAAAAACAGAATTAATAAAACAAACTGAAAATTTACTTACAATTAAAACACGTGATAAATTGACATCAAAAATTATTGTTCCTATATACAAAAAAAGACAAATATTAAGTATTTTTTTATATTTATTGATTCCCTGGATTTTTTTATATATAAATTTCTTATGTTTAAGATATTTATCAATATATTATCTTTCAGTATATCTTATTTTAGCTACATATTCATTTTGGAGACAAGATAATATAAATCCACATTCATTAAATACATATATTAGAAATTTAACTATTTGGAAATGGTTTAAAGATTATTTTCCAATTTCATTAAAACAAACGGCAATATTAGATAAAAATCGTAATTATATTTTTGGATATCATCCTCATGGAATCTTACCTTTTGGAGCTATTATTAATTTTGGAACAAATGCAAATAAATTTGATAATTTATATCCCGGTATTAAACCACATTTAGTAACACTAAGAACACAATTTTTTATTCCATTTTATAACATATATTTAAGTTTTTTTGGAATTACTGATGCTTCAAAAGAATCAATTAATAAAATATTAAAAAATGGACCTGGATCAAGTTGTGTTATTATTTTAGGAGGAGCAAAAGAAAGTTTAAATGCATATCCAGAATCAACAAAATTAACTCTCAAAAATAGAAAAGGATTTATTAAATTAGCATTATTGAATGGGGCATCATTGGTCCCTGTTTATAGTTTTGGTCAAAATGATAGTTATAATCAAATTATATATAATTCGGATTCACTTCTGCGAATTATACAAAAAAATTTCCAACAAAAATTAGGATTTGCAATACCATTCTTTTATGGAACTGGTATTTTTTTTAAATTTGGATTTTTACCTAGAAGAAAACCTATAAATACTATTATTGGTAAGCCGATTCATTGTCCAAAAATAGAAATACAAAATTTAAGACAAATTATCATAGATTATTATCATAATTTATACATAAATGAATTAAAAAAAATTTATAACAAATATAAATTAATATATTGTCCACATGGGAAACCACTAGAATTTGTATAAAATTAACTTAATTTATTAAAAAGGTATTCTTCTTTGATATCATTCTCACTATCACTTTTACTCTTATATATAATTGGCAATTCTACATTTGATACTTTATCTTTTCTCATAAGTATATTTACCCAATCATGATTTTTAAAAAATTTATGACTTTTAATATTAATTATTGTATATCTTTTTTTTGGATATTTGAAAATATTTTCTAACAAATTTCTTAACATAATTGATAAATTATTTGGTATTATATTTTTTATTTCACATTTTTGAATTGTATTCAAAATTACATCCTTATTCATATTTTCAAAAATAGGCCTATCATATGATAATTCAACTAATAATATACCTACTGCCCATATATCTGAACATTTTCCATAATATTTCCTTAACATTTCTGGAGATAAATATTCAATTGTTCCTTCTATTTTATCACTACGATATAAAATATGATATTCATTTTTAATATTTTTATTTAATCTGCGAGCAAATCCAAAATCTACTATTTTAATATATCCAAATTTATTAATTAAAATATTTTCTGGCTTTATATCCAAATGGACGAAATCATTGTTATGCATAAATTCCAATGCTAAAATAATTTGAGAAATTATCAATTTAGTGAGCTGATAATTATTTTTTGTAAAAATATTTGGATTTTTTTTTTTTATATTTTTTAAAAAATAGAATAATTCTATACCATCTATATATTCAGAAACTATAAAGAAATGATTTTTTGTTTCAAAAAAACCTTCAACATTAACTATAAATGGGTGTTTTAATCTTTGCATTATTTCTACCTCCCTTTTTACAGTTTCACCATATTTTGTTTTATGAATTTTTTTTAAAGCATATAAAAGTCCATTATCATTATACCTAGCTAAATAAACAACTGAGAATGAACCAGTTCCCAAGATTTTTATAAGAGTAAAATCTTTAATTTTTAAATTATCAGGCAACATTTATATTCTTTGTACTTTACTAATTATAATTATTATTTTTATATTTAATTGTTTAATAAATTTAAAATTGAACATATTTATTTAATTCAAATCAATATATTACTTATTTATAATGAGTAGTGAACTTATCCAACATTGGACAGGTGAATGGAAAATTCAAAATAAAAAATCAGATTGGAATAATACATCCATTTCACTAATACAACAAAATTTTAATACTTTAAAACAAAAAAAAAAAGAAGATGCACAGATTTGGAAAATTAAAGTAGATTCAAATAATGCTAAACATGGAATTTTTATAGTTTTGAAAAAAAATGGACGAATGAAAGTATATAAAGGTCAAATGAGTGAAACAAATAATATTATTCGTTGGCGAGACTATAAAAGTAATAAAATTGTCGATAAATGGATTAAATCAGCAAAAAATTGAAATTTAAATTATTATCTTAATATATATTCCAGATGTCAAATAATGATATGAAAGATTTAATATCTCAATTTAAAAGTTCTATTTTTAAGTTTTATCAAAATAAAGAAAAGGAAGAAATTGATCCAATTATATTATTAGATTGTAACTTATCACGATTCTTAATTGCGAGAGATTTAGATATTGATAAAGCACTTATAATGTTTATAAATGTGAATACTTGGCGTAAAAACATACCAATTACTGAAATTAACATATCAGAAATAAAAAAAATAAAAAAATTATTTCCATCTTATTGGCTAACACTTGATAAATATGGTCATCCTGTTTATATTGAATGTCCAGGTATTATTAATATGAAAAAATTAATGAAAATTACAACAATTGAATTAATGACTAATATATATATTCAAAATAGTGAATATATGTTTACTCATTTATACGAATCCTTATCCAATAAAAGTAAATTAAATATTACTCAAACATTATCTATTATTGATCTTAAAGGATGTTCATTTAGAAGTCTATCAAAAGAAGTTTATGTATATATCAAAAATATTATAAATATTGGAAATACATATTATCCGGAAACTATATATAAAATGTTTATTATTAATGCACCATTTGTTTTTAATACTATGTGGTCTTTAATTAAACCGTTAATACCAATAAGAACACGAGAAAAAATTTATATACTTAAAACTGGACAAGAAAATATATTATATGAGTTTATTGATAAAGATAAATTACCTAAAAATTTAGATTTTACCAATATTGATAATTCTAATAATATATATGAAAAAAATTATTTGGATTGGTTAGAACGTTAATGCTTTTTCTATTTTTTTTGTCTTAGTTTTTGGACCTAAATAAACAAACACAAATTTTGAATTTACAAAAAAACGTTTTGTTAGATTTAATAATTGACGTGTTGTTACACTATTTCTCTTTTTAATACGAGCCGGCAATTTTTCTATCTTTTTTTGATATACCAAATACTTTTCTAAATAATTTGAATAATCCTCATGTGTTTCTAATAACAATTCTTCCTGAGTATTTAAAAGTTTTTTTGCTAATTTAAGTTCTTTATCAGAAATTAAATTTTTTTTTAAATCCTTTAACATATTCATTACAATTGTAATTGTTTCTAACATTTTTTCATTATCTACACCAACTTCTATCGTCATAAAACCATGGTCAGCAGAATATTCTAAATGTGCTGATGAATGATATGATAAACCTTTCTCTTCTCTTAATAATTTATATAAACGAGAATTTGGACCACCACCAATTATTGTTGATAATAACTCATATTTAAAAATAGATTCATTTTCTGCTTTACCTGCCCTAAATACAAATTGTAAAGTTGATTGTGGTATATATTGATGTAAAAAACGAAAACGTATACCTTTCTGTTTATCATAAGTTGTAAGAACCTTGTTCTTCTTTCCCCTTTTTAATTTACTAACGTTTTCCTTTATTATTGACAAAATATCATTCATATTATTTTCTAAATTGCCTATAATCATTATAAAACTATTATTTGGTGTATAATATTTCTTTTTAAACTCTACCAAATCATCTCTCTTAAATCTTCTTACATTTCGTTTTAAACCTAAAATAGTTCTACCAGCTGGTTGATCACCATATAACTTCTCTAGTAAATTACTATGTAATACATGCTCTTCATCATTGTTATACATATTCATTTCTTCTATAACTACATTCCTTTCTAAATCAATCTCTTCTTTTGGAAATGTAGAATTTAAATATATGTCCAAAATTATATTTAATAATTTTTTCCAATATCTTTTATGAGATATACCATAATATGTTGTATAATCATCACTGGTCGCAGCATTATAAGTTGCTCCAATCTTTGCAAAATCTTCTATTATTTTTAATTTATTGCGATTTGATGTACCCTTAAAACACATGTGCTCTAAAAAATGAGACATACCATTCAATTCCTTTATTTCATAATTTGAACCTACTCTACATACAATATGAATACCTATATCTTCACGATGAGGTATATCAGAAAATACTACCTCCATACCATTTTTTAACTTAAATTTTCTATAATTAACCATCACAATATATATTATGTAGAAAGATTTATATATTGCTTTTCAATATAATTAGAAAATGATTTACTACGACACATTGGACAATTTGCCTTTACTTTTATCCAATCTTCTATACATGATTTATGAATATAATTATGACAAGACGGACAATTTATAACTAATTCCTTATTCTTAAATTCACATAAACAAATAGGACAATTATCATTTACATCTAATTCTCTCTTACTATTATGAAATACGTCCTTATATTTGCCTCGTAAAAGAATGTATCTCTCCGTTATTTTATCATCATAATTACTAGAATCTAAATTTTGTAATAAATTTTCATAAGAATTTATTATATTAATATTAATATTTTCACTAAATTTTAAAGTTTCAAATAAATCTGCTACTCTATTTGAAAAACGATTTATTAGATAATCCTCAGAATTTACTATATAGACTTTTAATACTTTTAGTAAAACAAAACAACAATGCTTACATAAACATTTTAACTGCCTACAACGAATATTATCTGGACAATTACAAGATATATTCTTATAATTTGTATTTATAGTTATTTTATAAATATTTCCAGTTGTACCACAAATATTAAAACATAATTTATTAGCTATATCTGAATAATCAACTAAAAAAAATCTTTCATTCAATGATTTGTCAATTCTTTTTTTTTGATCATATTTTAATTTTGTAACCATTTATGCAAAATTATATTATATAATTTAAATATTATAATTTTGTTATATATTTCTATTTTAATTATATATATATTTGGATAATGACATCGTTAATCAAAATGACGATATTTACGACAAATTTGATATGTTACACTATAAGAAGTTTAGTGTAGATATTAGACTACCGTTCTAACCGTTACAATATGAATTATTTAGAGAAAGAGAATTTTATTTACTATCTTGAAATAATATGTTTAATTTCACTTAATATCTCATCATAATTTTTATTTGTACAATCTACCTTATAATCGCTATATTTTTTATATAATTTACTCCTCTCTTTAAATAAATCATTAAATGTCATTCCAGGCTTTATAACAACTCCTCTTTTCTTTAAATCGCCTAATCTATTCCTTAATGTTTCTATATCCAGATGAAGATAAATTATTATACTATTTAGTTTTTTAAAATGATTTATTATTTTATCACTATAAATAACACTACCACCAGGCGAAATAATTGTATTACAACACTTTAAATTACAAAGAATTTCTTCCTCATATTTACAAAATTTCTCTTCCCCTAATTCTTTTAAAATTATACCCAATTTTTTACCATAATTATCTTCCATAAGTGTGTCGCCATCTATAAAATTTATATTATATATATCACTTATGATTTTTCCCCAATAACTTTTACCTACACTAGGCATACCAATAAAGATAATGTTTTTATTATTCAGTTTCATAAATATAATTAAACGATATATTTATAAAAATGAACGGAATATTTATATAATTTCTTACAATATTATTACTATTAAATTATATAAATTATGAAAAAATTAGTAGTTCTTTAACAAAATAAGTAAATTATCGCCAAGCGGACCAAGGGGCGCGAAGCGGACCAAGGGTCGCGAAGCGGATACGCTCACCACCTTTAGTGGTGGCTATGAAGCCCTATCGGGCTCCCGATACGCTCATCTTCGATGACTATAATCCTAAATGTGCTTTAATTGCTGCTAATTCAGTTTCTAATGTTGCTACTTTATTTTCTAATACATTATTCTTTGTTACTAAAGATTTTATTGCCCCAATGGATAACATATTTAAACTGTTGTAATCAATAGTTCTTACATCATTATAAAATTTACCATAAACATATATTTTATCATCGTCATCTTTTATTTCTTGATCAATTTCAACTTCATTGCCAATTATATTAACAATTATTGCTTGTAATTCTTTCTCCTTAAGATTCACTTTATCGTTATAAAAGATTTTTAATTTATCCCCAATAGCCAAACCACTCACATCTGTTAAGTTAAATTTCTTATTATTATAAACAACTTCTTCTAAAATTGATGGAACTACTTCTTCTATTTGTGTTATACAACTTGGATAAATTGCTTCTACCTCTTGTGCTTTTACACCAGTTTTTAATGTAATATCGTCTAATTCCCCTTTCCATTTGTAATTATAAACTTTTAATTGATTAACTAAATCAAGTGCTGTATTATCTGATATTTCTACAAAATCTTTTTTCTTTCTTTCATCAGAAATAGCATTAAATTCAGTACTTCTCATTCGACCAGAGCAACCAATGGAATAGGCAATACCACTTGCAGTATAAGTCCCAGATCCACTAGGATTTAAATATCCATAAGTATTATTACCAGATCCGCTCCCAGTTCCTTCAACCCACAATTTAGCGGCAGGGTTCTGTGTATTTGCTCCAATACAAACTCTTCCACCATCTTCACATAAATATACTCTAATATCATCGACAGTGGCCGTAGCGTAAAAACGAGCCATTTTATTGCCTCCATTGTAATCAATTATAAAATTTTTACCGCCGATGGTTGAACTTAAATGCAAGGCAGTTGAAGCACCAGATGAACCATTTGTATGAAATTTCCAAGCTCTTCCGTTATCTA